GTGATAGTGTTTTTAATGCACATATCTCCATTTAATACATACATGTATGGTGCATTATGGACTATCAGTCAAAGGAGTGATGTATTACTTGCCATTGAAGATTGGCAGTCTCCTAAAAATATCAACACTTGGTCTCGGAATGTAGATGGAACTATTGCTTCTATCACTAAAGATTATTATATAGATAATGTCGTGTATGAAAAGAAGTTAGATCCTGATTGGATACCTGCTTTCAAAGATGCTATGGAAACTATCGTTTCGGGTGAAAGACCCATTACTTTACCTGCGCATCTTGGTGGTGATTTTAAAATGTTATTCCCTGAGTGGAATGAAGACCAGATACACTCCTGGTATGCTCCTGCCTTTACGTTACATCGTAAGGCAGGAGTCACACTCTTTGATGAACCAAAGCAAAAAGTTTTTAATTTTGCTGGATTGATTCAGAGTGAAACTGAAAAATGGTTTAATCGTGTAACCGAAGGTGTTACATGGGAAATAAAACAATATGGTTCTAAAAAGAAACAGCAAAAAAGATTATCCGAGCAAGAGATGGTATCTACTTTCAATGATCATTGGGGTATCTTGATGGCAGGTTATTGGCATGCAGGATCTGGTTGGTGGAGAGCAAGACCTCAACAAACTGCAGATGTTGGTTCTATACTTATATGCGAAGATAAAGAAGGTGCTTTATTTGGTGAACCATATGTTGGACTTACATGTAAGATACTTGAAGACATGGATGAAAGTCAATTAGAAAAGTTAGCGAAAGATCAACATGATTCTTATTATGATCATCAACCGATGGATAAATCTATAACTATCAAACAAGTGGAAAATTATATAAATGAATAATTATCTTGTGGTTGGTGCTGGTTTCGCTGGTGCAATTTATGCCAGAGAACTAGCAGAAGCAGGAAATAAAATTACTGTTATCGATAAGAGAGATCATATTGCTGGTAATGCATATCAATATGTTAACGAGCATGGGATAACAGTTCACAAATATGGACCACATCTTTTCCATACTAATAATATGAAAGTTGTAGAATGGTTGTCACAGTTTACAGAGTGGGTGCCATATACTCACAAAGTTAAAGCGAAACACACTGATGGTAAACTTTATACATTACCTGTCAATAAAGAAACAAAAGAAAAAATTGGTGCAGAAAATGTACTCGATGTATTTTTTAGACCATACACTAAAAAGATGTGGGGTGTAGAGTTAGACAAACTAAATCCAGATATCATGAACAGAGTTCCTGTCCGTGATGATGACAATGAACTTTATTTTCCTAATGATAAATTTCAATGCATGCCTCGCGATGGATATAATAAGATGTTCGAAAAAATATTCGATCATCCAAATATTATTATTCAACTTGATACTGAATTTAAAAAATCAATGATATATAATTATGATCACGTTTTTAACAGTATGCCGATCGATGAGTTTTATGATTATGAACATGGTGAGTTACCATATAGATCTATCAAATTTGAATCAGTGACCTTACCAGAAGAAAAAATATATGAAACTGGTACAACAAATTTTACCACATACACTGGACCAACAAGAGTCACCGAGTGGAAAAATATTGCGAATCATGGTGAAAATAAACATGCCACAACTCTTACATACGAATATCCTTGCGATTATAAATCTAATAATATGGAGAGATATTATCCAGTAAAAGATTTGAATGGCGATAATGATAAGATATACAAAAAATATAAATCAAATGAAAATAATAAAGTCACATTTATCGGAAGATGTGGTACTTACCAATATTTGGATATGCATCAAGTTATAAATCAATCATTGGTTAATGTAAGAAAATTTATGAAGAAGGAAATATAATGAAAGTATCTGTTACAGGATCACGAGGACTCATAGGTAGTCATGTGAAAAATAGATTAGAAGCAGAAAATCACGAAGTTGTTGAGTGGGATAATAAACTAGGAAAAGATATTAAAGATTTTAATTTGCAGCAAGATATAGATGCTGTTATACATCTTGCTGCTTGGGCAGACGTGAGAGCATCGATTGATAATCCTGAAGCATATTGGGAAAATAATGTCGTAAATACAACTGCTATACAAAAAATTTGTCATTCTAGTCATGTTCCTTTATTTTATGCATCCTCTTCTTGTATACATAACTGGTGGTTATCTCCATATGGTATAAGTAAAAAAGTAAACGAAGAAACTGCATATTCTAATATTGCTCATGGTATTCATCAAGTCGGTCTTAGGTTTACAACTGTCTATGGAGAGGGTGCTAGAGAAACTATGCTGATCCCTAGATTATTAAATAATAATGTAAAATATTTCACAAGACATATTAGAGATTTTATACACGTAAATGATGTTGTAGATGTTATAATGCTTCTTATCGATAAGTCGTTTAATCCTGAGAAATATCCTGGTGTATCTTTAAAACCATCCTATGACATAGGAACAGGAAAGGGATACGCTATTGATGAGATTGGTACATGGACTGGTCATATCAATCCAGCAAGTTCATTTCCAGTAACTGATGGGGATGCTTGTGAAGCAGAGGATAATACAGCAGATATATCTCCTCTACAAGAACTTGGTTGGAATCCTACAATAGATTTAAAAAACTACTTAGAAGATAAAGGAGCTATCGTATGAAACATGAACCTTATCACGATTATATGTCAAGGAGAATGAAAGAAGAACGACCAGAAAAAACTGTAGATCAAAGGGAAAATGATATTTTCGAATTAAAACAAAGAATCCATAGACTTGAAGAAGATATGGCAAATATATTAAAAAGGCACGAATAATCTTTACTTATCTACTAAAATATAGTATAATAATAAAAAAATACAAGGATACATTATATGTCAATTATGGATAAATTGAAGAAGAACAGTAAAGTTCAGTTTACAGAAGTATTATCTGACTCTAAGTTCTTCACTGAAAAAGATATGGTGCCGACTGATATCCCTATGATCAATGTCGCTTTATCTGGATCCACCGAAGGTGGTCTTGCTCCTGGACTTACAGTTCTAGCAGGTCCATCAAAACATTTCAAAACTTCATTCGCGCTTATTATGGCATCAGCATATTTGAAAAAGTATGAGGATGCTGTACTTTTATTTTATGATTCAGAGTTTGGTTCTCCGCAAGAATATTTTGAAAACTTTGGCATAGATACTGATAGAGTTTTACATACCCCAATCACTAACGTAGAGGAACTAAAGTTTGATATTATCGCTCAACTTGAAGGTATCGAACGTGGTGATAAAGTTTGTATTGTGATTGACTCTGTTGGTAATCTCGCTTCTAAAAAAGAACTTGATGATGCCATTAATGAAAAGTCTGTTGCTGATATGTCAAGAGCGAAAGCACTCAAAGGTTTATTCCGTATGTGTACGCCATATCTTAATATGAAAGATATTCCTATGATTGCAGTCAATCATACATATAAGGAGATAGGATTGTTTCCTCGAGATGTAGTCTCTGGTGGAACTGGTATATATTATAGTGCTGATAATATTTGGATACTTGGTCGTCGTCAAGATAAATCGAGTGGAGAAATAAAAGGTTACCATTTTGTTATTAATGTGGAGAAATCACGTTATGTTAAAGAAAAGTCTTCAATACCCATTAGTGTTAGTTGGGATGGTGGAGTACAGAAGTGGTCTGGTATGCTTGATGTTGCTCTCGAAGGTAAATATGTCGCTAAGCCATCTAATGGTTGGTATTGCAGGGTTGAGCAGGAAACTGGGGAATTACTTGAACCAAAAGTACGAGAAAAACAAACTCTAGAAGAATCATTCTGGACACCTATATTTGATGATGGGTTTAATAACTATTTGAAACAAAGGTTCTTAATAGCACCTCCATCTATTGATGATATAAATGATATCGAATAAAAAAATTGAAAACACAGATTACGAAATGATACCATCTGAAGAAGCAGAGTATGGTTGGAATGTTCGTATTCTTACAGGTCAGTATTGTGAAACAGTGATTAAGTTCGGAACAGTCAGATTCAATGAGATTGAAGATAATATGTCTTTTAGTTTTGAGGTTGTTTCTACACCCGATCCAAAAGCTTCTACTGAGAATGTTGATCTCCAAATTGTAGCAGGAGAGATACTTGAAGCAGTTATATCTACTGGTTTGGACGAAGGATCAGTAATAATGAAAGAAAGAGATGCAAATAAACATTGAACAAACAATACTTCGCAATCTTCTCACTGATGAGAAGTATATGCGAAAAGTTCTACCATTCATAAAACCAGATTATTTTCAAGGTGTCTATCGGACTCTCTTCAAAGAGGCAGGAAAGTATGTTGGAAAATATAATAAACTCCCCACATCTGAAACACTCATCATAGAATTACAAGAATCAAGTAATATCTCAAATGAGCAGTTTCAAATGTCCACTGATATTATTCCTCAACTTTTTACGACCGAAGAGATTGACAATGACTGGTTATTAGACTCAACTGAAAAGTGGTGCCAGGATAGGGCGATACACAATGCCATCATGGAGTCAATTAGTATTATTGATGGTAAGCATGATAAACTAACAAAAGGTGCTTTGCCTGATCTATTATCAAAAGCACTTGGAGTTGCCTTTGATACTAATGTAGGACATGACTATGTTGAAAACGCAGAAGAAAGATACGAATTTTACCACACAGAAGAAGATAGAATTAGTTTCGATCTTGAATTTTTTAATAAGATTACAAAAGGTGGAGTCCCGAATAAAACTCTTAACATTGCTCTTGCTGGTACAGGTGTTGGTAAATCTTTATTTATGTGTCATGTTGCTGCGAGTGCACTCGTAGATGGCAAAAATGTATTATATATAACCATGGAGATGGCAGAGGAAAGGATTGCTGAACGTATAGATGCAAACTTACTCAACATCCCTATTGATCAACTCGATAAAATGTCAAAAGATATGTTCACTAAAAAAGTTCAAGACTTATCTCGTAAGACGACTGGTAAATTAATTGTAAAAGAATATCCAACTGGATCTGCTCACTCTGGACATTTTCGTGGATTACTCAACGAACTAAAACTCAAAAGAAGATTTGAACCAGATATTATTTTTATTGATTATTTAAATATTTGTTCGTCATCACGAATGAAGTCCATGGGAGGAGCAATCAATTCATACACTTACATTAAAGCAATTGCTGAAGAGTTACGTGGTCTTGCGGTCGAGTTTGAATTACCGATCTTCTCTGCAACGCAAACGACTCGTTCTGGTTATAGTAACTCGGATGTTGGGCTTGAAGATACGTCCGAGTCTTTTGGACTACCCGCTACAGCAGATTTGATGTTTGCCTTGATCTCAACTGAAGAACTCGAAAGAGAAGGGCAAATGATGGTCAAACAATTGAAGAATAGATATAATGATCCCACTCAAAATAAAAGATTTGTGATTGGAGTAGATCGATCAAAAATGAGATTATTTGATGTAGACGAAAATGATCAAACACTTACAGATGATACACCAGTCTTCGATAAAACTGAAACTGGTAAACGATTTGAGGATTTTAAATTATGAACGTAAAGTTAATCAGTTATTCAAAACCACCAAGAATGTTACAAATTATAGAGGAGTTACATCCACATGGAGATAACCTCGAAGAACTCATCGCGTATTGCGCCCGTGTATCCAACCCATCGAATCAAAACAACTCAGCAACATCTTCAAAACTTTTGCGGTATCTCGCCAGGGAAAAACATTGGTCTCCGTTTGAAATGGTTTCTGCTTGCCTCGAGATAGAAACAACAAGAGATATAGCAAGACAAATATTACGCCACAGGTCGTTCTCATTTCAAGAGTTCAGTCAACGATATGCTGATCCTACAAAAGATCTTGATATTTCTCATCTAAGAGAAGGTCGATTGCAGGATACAAAGAATAGACAAAATAGTATTGAAAGTAATGATACTGATCTACAACTCGAATGGTTGAAGAAACAATCAGAAGTTATTTCTGCTGCAAAAAATAGTTATCAATGGGCGATAGATAATGGTATTGCCAAAGAACAAGCAAGAGCAGTTTTACCAGAAGGTACAACTGGTTCTCGCATTTATATGAATGGAACATTGAGATCATGGATGCATTATGTTGAACTAAGATCTAGTAATGGAACACAAAAAGAACACCAAGAGATCGCAATCGAATGTGGCAAGGTGTTATCAAAAATCTTCCCGTTAATGGAAGAAATATTAACACAAAACCAAGAAAGGGATAATGATGATTAAATCATCTATCAAAGGGTTGACAACCTTAATACTGTCATTCTTTTTAATTGCTGCAGCAAATGCGGATCCGATAAAAGTTGGATTTGTTTATGTTGGTCCAGTTGGAGATCATGGATGGACATATAGGCATGATATTGGTA